AGAATATGAGAGAGGTTGGTTTTGAATGAGTATTTATTATGTCACCTTTCGATTTTCTAAATTCAATAAACGATAACAAAAAGGATCTTTTTATAGACCCACAGGCAGACAAAGATTATTCTGCCTTTATGGTCAATAGAGGTTTGTCTTATTTTCCAGACACTGTCCTTTATGCTAATGAGATGAATCGTTACCCAATGATTCCTAAGTCTTGGCAATTTTATTTTTTCCTAAATACTATACCTAAGAAGAAAAGGTTTAGTAAATGGTCTAAAAAAGATGTCGAAACTAAATCTCTTCAACTTGTCAAAGAATATTATGGATATTCTAATGAAAAAGCAAAGGAAGCGTTGAGCATCCTTTCCAGCGAGCAGTTGAGCATAATTGAAGAAAAACAAGAAAAAGGTGGAAAATAATGACTGTTGAAATGATTTACTACGACTGGACGCCAGAGTCCATGCTTGAAGTGACTTTACCTGAACCAGATAATTTTTTAAAGGTTCGTGAAACACTGACTCGCATTGGAATCGCATCCAGAAAAGAACAAAAACTTTATCAATCCTGCCATATATTACATAAGCAGGGTAGATATTTCATTGTTCACTTTAAAGAACTATTCGCTTTAGATGGAAAAGAATCGAATATTACTTCAGGTGACATTGAAAGACGAAATGCTATTACAGCATTGCTAGCGGATTGGGAACTACTAAATATAGTTACACCAGCCAAAGCAGATCCAAAGGCATCTTTATCTCAGATTAAGATTGTATCTTATAAAGAGAAGGATGGTTGGGAATTAGTCCCTAAATATAATATCGGTAAGAAGTCTAAATAATTTTACATAAGGAAACGCTATGAATATCAAACTTGAATTGACAATCGAAGAAGTAAACATGCTACTACGTGTATTGGGTAAACACCCATTTGAAGAAGTTGTTTCATTGATCGGTAAGATCAAAAATCAAGGAGACCCACAGGTGGCTGAACAAGCACCTCCAGCTCCAGCAGAAACACCTGCATCATAAATAGAATTGTCCCAGGGATGGGAACTCAAAGGCTCTACTACCTTAGGAGCGTATTTTAAACCGACACAACGATATGGTGTCCCAGTATTCGGTAAGCTGGATTTAACGACATGCCTTCGGGATGTCATTTTTAATTAACTCGCTTAATAGGAGAAACACATGACTAAGTTCATGCCAAGCATTTTTAATGATAACTTCAAAGATTTTGATAAATTCTTTGTAGGATTTGACGATCAGTTCAAGCAAGTGCAGAAACTGCATGACGACTTGACGAAAAACATTCCCAACTATCCACCATTTAACATTCGCAAGAATGGAGAGAACAACTACACCATTGAAATGGCTGTAGCTGGTTTCGGTGAATCAGAGATTGATATTACCATCGATGGTGGTAAGTTGATCGTAAAGGGTAACGTAGAAGCAGAGACAGACACATCAAACGATTTCCTTTTCAAAGGTATCGCTACTCGTGCCTTTACTCGTGCGTTTGCAATCGATGATCAAATCGAAGTTAAGAATGCAGAACTATTCAATGGTATGCTGAAAATCGCTTTGGAGCGTTTAGTTCCAGAAGAACAGAAACCAAAGAAAGTTGTTGTCAAGTCTGCAGGTGTCAAGCAACAGTTGAATGAGGAAGTACTATGAAACAAAAACTAATTTCACTGTGGAACTCATTTAAACAAGGTATCATTGATTTGCGTAAGGCAAAAGCCGAAGCAGTTGTTAGAGGGATCGGCAGATGAAAACTTTACTTAAAACTTTCTTGGGAATGTTTAAGTCAAAGTCTGCCATTGAACTCTATATTGAATCTAAAAATCCACAGTGTGCTGGTGACGTAGACTACTGGATGAATCGTTATCACAGAGAGAAATTTTATGTGTAACTGGATTCCAATGACAGATGACGATTGGGACTGGGTCAACGGTAAACTACCAGAGACACCAAAACAAAAGTAATCATACAACAGGGGATCTTCGGATCCCCTAAATAATTTGTATGATGAAGTCAAAGATCTCTCCCAACCTAATCTCGTTCGTTACCATACGACGTGGGGATTGGATCATGAAAATTTCAGTGTATAAAAGTAAACAAGTGTTGATTGTTGCTCAGCACTATTACGACATAGATTTATTTGAGGTCAGACATTTTTCAGGCAGTGAAGAAGCAGCAGATTATATTGAATTTTTAGCAAAAGGAATATCATGATTAAAGTGTTTAAATTAGTTACAGGTGAAGAAGTTATTACTGAAGTTAAAGATGGTAGCACAGGTTACGATCTGGTTAACCCTGCAACGATTATCATTCAACAAGGTGTTAAAGGAATGAGTGTTGGGCTAGCTCCATTCATGCCATATTCTTCTGGCACAATCCATCTGTACTTTACAGCGATCGTCTCTGAAGCTGATGCCGAAGAAAAGATGACTACCGAGTACAATCGTATTTTTGGCTCTGGAATCGAAGTTGTTCCTGCCAGTGCCCTTTCTGGGTTGAAACTCTCCTAAAAACCCTTTAAAACGTCCTTGGAGACCCTTTTTTGGGTCAACTGGGCGTCTACCCACATCCAGCGTCCAGATACGTCTAAGGACGTTTTAGCCCTCTGGGGACTGGAAAAAAGTCCTTTAAAATCAATGACTTAGCGATGCACCCTAAAAACCACCCGAAAAGACCCGAAAATAACCCTACAAATCGTAGGGTTTTGTGAGAAAGTGCTTTACAATAATTCAGGTTTCCTGTATAATTCTATTATGGAATCAAGAAAGGGACTGAAAATGACTGAATTCGAAACGAAGTGCTACGGGATGTCTGAAGCCGATATTCGTGAGCAATACATGAATGGTTTGACTGCTCAGCTGACTGGCTTGGAAATGGTTGCGATGGGTGTCTTGTCTGATGCGCAAGAACTGATGTCTTTTGGTCATGCTCAGGCAACTGATCAGGCTCGCAAAAACATTAACATCGCCAAGTTCATCTTGTCTGAAATGATGGAAGATCGTTTGCTCAGCAATAATGCCAAAAAAATCCACCATGTCGCAACTGTTTAAGGAATATATTATGAACACGATTTACAAATCCAAATCTGAGATGCGTGCCGAAACCGAAAAACAAGTGAAGTTGTTTTTGAAAAGAGGTGGCTCTGTTGAAATTGTGAAAGCACGCAAAGCACCAAAGCAAACTATGCGTACTAAAACTTCCCGTGGTTTTATCGCTGGTACTTCTGGCTTTGCTGTTGGTTTCCCTTCAAAATCTTTTGTTTAATTTAGGAGATACATATGTCAAACGAATTTAAATCTTGGGAAGAAATGACAGTTCTTGAGCAGTATGCTTGTCAGTTTTGGGATATGTATAAAGATGCTTATGGTGTTCGTCCACGTGGTATTGACACCAGTAGCTGGACTGTTGAGCAGTTCGAAGCTGAGTTTGAAGGACTTAGTGTAGCTATTGAGCAAGAATCTATTGCTCGCAAGGAAGCAGAAGCGCAAGCCAGCCACGCATTCGAAATGCGTATCGCTGATCTTCTGCGTAGTGGTGCCAAGGATCGTGAGATGGCACTTCGTTGGGTTCACGAAGCCGAAGGTAGTAATGGTGATGATGAGTATCTTTGTTTCTGTGTTGGTTTGCCTTATGGTTATTTCAAAGAAGAGATCATTCAAGATCCTGCAGAGTGGGCAGACATTGGTTGCGAGTTTGATGTTAAGGTTTAATTATGAGAGCATTTCAAGAAACAACTAAGGACTGGGTAGGTAAGGTGAGTAATCATATCTATTATCTAACTGATAACAAAGAAAAGATGATTGCTTTCTACAACGTAGATACTGGTGAAGTAAAGAAGTTTAGCCAGCCCATTCGATTTGATAAACGATACAGAACATTTAAGGAGTTGAAACGCAAATGAATATCAATATATTTTTAAATGATCTTGCGTCAAATGCTTCACGTAATTATAAAATCGAACAGTTGCAGAAGAATGTAGACAACGAAGTTTTACGTAACGTAGTTCGTCTTGCGCTTGATCCATTCACTCAATTTTATCAACGTAAAATTCCAAAGTATACAGCTACTGGTGGTGGATGTTTGGTTAAAGCGATAGATGACTTATACGATCTTTCCAGCAGAAGTGTTACTGGTAATGCTGCAATACAAAGGCTCACTGAAATTTTAAGTGGTTTAGATTTGTGTAATGCTAAAGTTATTGAAAGAATTATTCAAAAAGATTTGAAGTGTGGGGTTCAAGTATCAACAGCGAATGATGT